AGCATTCCATGAAGCACCTGTAAGAGTAATAGCAGTATATCCACCAAAAGTAGCTTCTGTATATGTAGAAGCTGTGTCCGTATCACTAGGTGTGATGTTATTCTTGTATAATTTTAGTACAAGGTTTTGTGGTGCTGTCTTATTTACAATCATTTCTAGAACAAGATTTTCACCTACATCTGGAAAATTAAGAGCCATATCCTAGAGCCTCCGCTTGTTCTTTTGTAATACTTCTTCGACATTCGGGAATTTCTGCCCACTTTAATTGACGCAATCCATTTAAGGGACAACTTACACTCTCTACTGTTTCTCCTGTAGATGTATTAACAATATGGATAATACATACATCTCCCATCGAATGTATAATTGCTGGCCGAGAATCTGGGGACATGACCCACATACCCGTTCTCCAACCCTTTGGAATAACTACTTGAGTTCTCTCAGTAGTATTAAATAATCTACCCCATAATTTCATAATTATACCACAATATATTCTATATGAACACCTCTCGCTGTAGCAACAGATAAATTTATATTTAGTGCCTCTCCTTCAGCAGTCTGACACCACCCATGATCGTTGTATGGAAGGACAATACCACCGTTGGCACCTAAAGGCCATAAAGCGGATATATCAGTAGAGGCAGATTGAAACTTAACACTATTAGCTAATGTAGATACAATAGCAGCAGACACCACTCGAATACTTCTACCAGTTACGGCTGTAACAACTGCGGTTGCTCCAAGAGAACTGGCATTTATAAATGTAGAGACAACTGTCCGATTCTTCGGAGGTGTGCTCGTCACATTATGCATAAAAATCCTTATAAAAAAATAGGGGGAGCATCCAGCGATTAAGCCATCGTCTCCCCCTATGGGTTGTCGCAACCGAGGCTGCTCCTTACAGGGTTAGTCCCTGTGGCGGAATATAATATTCTACCTTAACAATCACTGGTGTGGTTAGTGCTGCACTTGCCTTTAGATAAACGGGTGTATCTGCCGTAATCTGAACACCAACACCTGTCCCTGTTGCCGTACCTGAAGTAGCATAACCAGTGGAATTAGGAGAGAATGCAGTAAGCAAGTTATCTCCACCATCTGTATATCCTGCCTTAATAGTCTGTGTAGTGTTTGCACCAGTACAGATTGTATAGACACCAATAGGAACAGCATACTTGGGTAGTTTAAATGCTAGGACACCTGTGGTGCCATCAGCAACTTCCAAGATACCAATCTTTGTATAACTATGACGTGGCACAGGAGTAATCGTAGATACTCCCCCCGGCCCTACACCATAAACTGCCATATGTTTCTCCTTTAGAGAACTACCCCGTACCTAATGGCAGAGGGGGCAGCCGTATTAATTAAGCCCCGGAACTACCGTAAATAGCCCGTGGGTCAGACCAACCAAAGGAGTAACGCGCCGTAGCCTTGAACTTAGCATTTTCGGTATCGAAGTCGTTGTCCATCTCGAAAGCATCTCCGCGACGTTCAAAGTACTTCAGACCATCCTTAACATTAGTCAGGATGAACCATGCATCTGGATCGGTTAGATAGTGATTGACTACTACGTTACTGAAGATGCCCATATCCTTGAGGACATTAGGATCATTTAGATCAGTACCAACACGACCATCAGCACCTAGGATGCGTTTTGCCTCGAACTGGAGTTGATATGGAATAACCAGCTTCTCAGGACGAGCCGCAATCAGAAGACCACGATCATCACGGAAACCAGCAATATCAATAACAGCTTGCTCTAGTGCAGCCTCAGAGAGGTCAGCATCAACAGCAATCTTGTTAGAGAAAGTACCACCAGCAACGTTCGGGTGGGATGCACTTAACAGTACAACACCATCGCCACCAGTATAACCGGCTGTAGTAGCACGATTATAGATGTTAGCACCGATAATTTCCTTAGTTTGACGCATTGACCGGGCAAGAGCCTTAGCCTTCTGCGCACCTACCTTACCATACTGGTCATCCTCGTATATTTCACGAGTGATGATGAAGCCTAGTGCATACACAACATGGTTATACCGTGAAGTGAAGCCCTGACGCTCTGTATCGTAGGTAATTGGAGCACCCTCAGACTTAACAGAAGCCAAACCGAAGGAACTAAGTCCAAGGTCTTCTTCATAAGCACGGTCTGATGTGTTCTTTTCAAATAGTTTATCCCATTCTACCGGATAATCTGCATAGGACTTGCCATAAATAGCATTAAGTCCGGGCCAAAGTAGCTTGGCAAAGCTTGACGAAGTAATAACACCCATTATACTATCTCCTTAAACGCCGACAATGGCATTACCTTGAGCACTGGTAGTCAGTTGCACAAGAATCTTGTTGTACGCCGCAGGCGCTTCATTATCAGGCCGCTTAACATATCCAACAATGTGAATTGGACGGGTTGCGGACGCTGTTGGTGCAGTGGCATTCACATACATGGGGGAATTACCTGTAACAAGTGCCGTTGTATTTGCTAATACACCTACATCTCCATTCAAACCAATATCTGCTAGTGCAAAGGAGGCGGTTGATTCAACTTCATAGATGATATCAGGACTATCTGCAACTAAGATGAATGACTTAGTGGAGGCAGGAGCATACTGTGGGGTATCAAGAGCAATACTACCAGCAGTCATCTTGCCATCTAGGGGGTCTAGCTTGGCATTAATAACACCAACAACAGCACCTAAAACAACACCAGCTGTCACATCATTAGCACTAGCAGAGGCTGATAGTGACTTAACAGTTACCAGACCTGAAGTAGAGGCATTAGTAGAGCGAACTACTAAGTCACCCACAAAGATCGGGATAGTCTCACTGACGGAGACTTCATAAATATTGGCTTGCCCATTATAGGGTGCGCCAGAAAAGTGCTTAACAGGCTTAAACCCATTAACACGACTTACATTTGCCATAAAGAATGTTTCCTTTTAATGTGGCTATTTGATTTTCAGACTCCCATAGTCTGCAATATCATTAGCCTCTTTTCTCATAGATTGTTCGAGTTCTAATAGCTTCTGTTCTTTATAGGCTTGATCTTCTTTGTAGAATTCTTCCTTAATTCGCATAAGGAATCCATCAACCCCATTACCCACAGCTACCTGAACTGGAGAGCCATCTTGCGATGCCCTTCCAACTCGACGATCACCAATAGTAATTGAACTGTCTGTGACAATTTCATAGCCCTGTTCTTGGAACGAGGCCACGCGATCACCAGTGTCATTTACAATTCTGTATACATATCCAGGCTCTTTGCCCTTAATGCCCAAGACGGAACGATTAGCTAGTGGTGTACGCTGTGTACGTTGTGCCTTTGTTGCCATTATTTAATTCCTCTCATTGATTTCACTTGTTCTAGATATTCTTCTTTAGTCATAACACCCTGACGGATGAATGTATTCATAACTTTTCTCTCATCTTCAGAGAGTTCAATAGAACTCTTCTTAGCTGGAGTACCCTGACCACCACTTTCAACTGCATTAGGCTTAGTTCGGTTGGGGTTTTGGAAGCTATCTTTGAATCTTACCTTCACTTCTTTAGTGACATACTTTAATACTTCCACAGGATCAATACCTTGATGGGCTTTAGCATAGCCTTGCCCAATAATATCAGCGTAATCCCGCATCTCGGTATTAGTTTCATACCACTTATTCTCACTCACCCATGAAGTAAAGCGTGTATCTACTGGAGGTGGTGTTGTTTCTTGTACTACTTGACGCGCCTTCTGCTCTGCTTTAAGATCAGTAAGAAGTTCTGTGGTTTCGATGTAGCCATCGGAATTGCCTTCTTCTAGATGCTTCTTCTGCAAAGCTTTCAACTCATCTACTGCTCGTTTAAACTCAGTTTCTTTGACCTTAGAGTGATGTTCTTGGAGCATCTTAAGAGCCTTTTTAGTCTCTTTGAGTTCTCGCCCCATCGTATCAATCTTGCCATAAAGTTCTCCACGTTCTACAAACTCCTTGGCATCACGCCATTTCTCTGGATCACCTTCCCACTCATCTTTAGGACGCCAGCCCATTTCCCTAGCGTCCTCTTCATAATGAGAGGTTGGTTGTGCATTAGTAGGTTCTGGAGTATCAACCACATCATCTACAACATCCTGCTCTACTGGAGCAACATCAACTAACTCGTCCATATTAGTCCTTTAAAATAACTAAAATATCCTCGTCATTACAGACAACATACTCTGTATCATCGAGGTCTTTAACTTCTTTTCCACTGTATTGAGCAATAATAACACGGTCGCCAACGGCAAGCGTACCAGCACCACCTCCATAGTCTTTAAAGGCTGTGTCACCAATGGCAACTACAACACCCTTTTCAACTGCCTTACGTTCTTTCTTAACTAAATCTTTTGAGATGATAATGCCACTTTCAGTGACTTCCTCTACATTATCTAGCTTAAGAAGAATGCGATGTAATACTGGTTTTAACATTATTGCTCCTCATCTGTCTGAAGTTGTACCTCTAGCATGTCACGCTGTCCTGCAATGAAACCCCGTAGATAGTTGTCGTAGTCCTTGTCTACTCCTGCACTATATGAGAGGGTTTGTTTAGCATCCTCAATACGCTCTACGATAGAGGTGAAGAATGCTTCAGTTACGGAATCTGTTTTCCAGTTATTAAAGTCTTTAATACTAATCATTTAGTTGGTTTCCCCTTCGGAAGTTGTTTACTTTGTTGCTGCTTCTGCTTGTGACTATCAGCCGCTAAAGCCATTTGAAGCTTGCTCTGTTGATCCTTATGTACCATATTCATGGTGTGATCTTGAT